CATGTATATTCACTAAGTTGTTTATAAGAGTAATATCTTCTTTTTGTATATGGTAAATATCACAAGTATGATTTAACAAATTTTCTAAACTCATAGCATCACCTATAGCTTTCTCATGCGAAACAATATTCCATTTGTAGGCTTTGTTATCACATAATCATCTAATAATGCTGCAATATCCAAACTGTCAATACTGATTTGACTTTTTTCAGTAGTATAACTATAATCGTCAAATGTTTCTTATTTCATTTCATTGCTTGATATAATAGCATTATGAGCATATGCTTCTGATAAAATTAACATTGCTGTTTTGATTTCTAGCGATATCTGTTCCATATCTTCAAAACGATTATGTGTATATGTCATAATATATTGTTCTGCTCTTGCAATATCTACTGCAAGTCGTGTATCATTACGCTGTTGTACTGCTTGTATTTCAGAATACTCTCTTACTTCCTGCGGTGTTATCCATGGACTTTGTATCATAACTATTTCCTCACTGAAATTCTTGATAATCTACTTCATTGCTATTATTATCAAATGCTGTAATTGCTTCAATATAATCTGCCTTTTTATTCAATGTTGTTATATCAATCCCTTTTTCTTCTGCAATACTTTTTAAATCCTCTATTTTCATTTTTTCAAGTTGTTCTTTACTGATAGGTAATACTGTTGTATTTTCTTCTTGATTCTCCACCAGTTCAAAATATCCAGTATCAAGTGCCTGCTTTGCTATTTCTTCATCCTCTATAAATACATCTGGTTGTTTTTTTGTTGCAGTGACAATACCACAATAAGAAAGTGCTTTTTTTAATTTCAAATGATACTTCATAATAATTCCCCCCTTATTTCAAACCTTTTATGATTGCAGTTGCGTCTAATTCTTCAATAATAGGGTCATAATCCAAATGCGCAACATAAAAACGCTTGTCTTTCATAATAGCCTCTTTACCTTCCAGCGTTTTACGGATTTTCATATCATAAGTGTTTATTACAATTAAATTTTTAGGGTCAGTTAATAATATGGTAGCGTCATCAAGAGCAGGGCATTCTATTGCTGGAATACGAGCAGGTGCTGTGTAAATACTTTCTGGTACTGCACCACCTGCACCAATCACTTTATTCAATAAAAATAACTCCCATTCTTGTGACCTTCTAGGGGACATCAACCAGCGGAGTTTACCATTATTATATTTATTCGGAATCTGTGCTAATGCTTTATAAAATAAATCAAGACTCATGCTTGTTTCGCTGGAAGCGTCATAAACATGACCACCATTTGAAATTTGTTTTATCCAGCCATCATTGATTTTTAAAAAATCATAATCTTGATTACTACTATCTGTATCTTCGTCGCCATTCAAATATAAATCTTCTAAATCCACACCTAATTGTGTTGTCATTAAATTTGTCACAACTTCTTCAAAATGCTGTCCTTCAATATTCTCTCTCAATGTTTCCTCTGTAATTTCCCAGGGCAAACGTACTGCTGTTGTGCTATATTCAATTTGACTCGTTTTGACTTCTCCTCTGTAATCATCATCCGTATTTTCTGTCTTTTTTCTTAAAATACGGCTTGCAATACCGATTTTATCAATCTCTCCTGTTTTTGCCGTTCTCATTTCTTTACGAATCAGTCCACCTAATTTTGTAGCTTCAAATGTCTGCTGTATAAATTTTCTTGCTTGTTCCGGATTCAGCAAACCAGAACTTAAACTTGTTGTTTGTATTGCTGCTTTGTTAATAATTGCATTGTTATCCATGTTGTTTTTCCTCCTTTTCCCAATTAAAGAATACCATGCATATAATGTTGTTTTTCTGCAGATTTTTGCAAACTGCCGTTGTCATTGAGATTGCTTGGTACACCTGCACTTTTCAATATAGGTTCTACTGCTTTTGTGACTGCCTTTGCAATAATTTCTTCTACTTGTTCCATACTAATATTTTGTTGCTGTTGTGGTTCTGTTGCTTTTTCCACTGCTTGCTGTACCATTTTTTCTATTTTTTGTTGTGTGATTTCTTCTTCTGTTTTATCTGGTTCTTTTGGTTTAGGCTGATTACTTTGCATTGCCTTTTTAACTGCTTCTGCTACCATTTGTTCTATTTCCTCTCGTGTCATTGTTTTTTCCTCCTCGTTTTGTTCGTTCATATCATCAAATTCTTTTAAAAACGCACCCATATTTTCATAAATACTTTTGAGTGTTTCTTTATTTTTGGTACTCATTTTTTTACCAGATTTTTCTACAACAGAAAGTCCAAATGCTTCTGCAAGCTGTTTGAATAGTCCTTTCTTTTCGTTTGTTTCTTTTTCTTGTTCTTGCTCCAAATTTTTGTCCTCCTTGCCGAACTCTCCAAAACCTCCCATACTGAACCCTGTAATTTCTCCTTTTTCAATTTTGTCCCAAATGGTATCATCTGCAATTTCAACTGTCATAAGCCATGTCCCTTTTTGTATTGTTTCATCATTGATATGAAAATCTGCTTTTGCTATCCAGCTTTCTACTACAGAAGCACCTTTCAAAGGCTCAAAATTATGTTGTAAATCAATTTTATTGCTGTTTTTTACAAAATAATAAGCTGCCTTTGTAATTTCTTCCTCTGTCATAAAATCACCTTGTGTATCCTCTTTTTTAGGCTCATACACAATACCTGTAACATAGTGATTCTTGCTATCTTTTTTAATAATTTTGCCATAACTTTTAAAATTCGCTTTGCTGTCCTTTGCTTTCGTCAATAAAAATTGTCGTTGATTTGCAGCAGAATCCACAAGAGAAACAAACTGTATTTTGGCATTGCTGATTTCTGTTGCTTTTGTAATTCCTTCTATTGTCCTCACTCCCTTTGCTTTTCTGCAATAAAAAAACACCTACCTATGTAAGTGCTTTATGAATTAAGTATCAAATTCTTTATGATAATTTTTAAGAAATCTATCTATTGCCTTATCCATCTTTTTGCTTGGAAATTTATCCATTAAATCATCATAAATAGACCACAAATTATTTAAGGTTTCTCTATCTGCATTATCCATAAATTCAATAATATCATCTTCATCTTCTCCCAATGCCTCAAGCCTTGGTTGCCATATATCCCTTTCATAATATGGATAGTTTGGATGAAGTTTTCTTTCATCTTCAACAGTTTTATAAAATTTAACTTTATCTACCATATCAATTATCGCTCCTTTCAGGTTGTTTACTTCCGTCTGGAAAAATAGTAGAAGGGTATCCATCTTCATCAATAAAAATTCCAACACGAACACCATTATATTCAGCAAATTTAGGCATTCCATTATCCTTAGAAGTATTTGCAACATAAGTTCCAGCTTTTAATACTTCATCATTATTCCAGCTTTTAGGAAACCATGCCTGTTCTGAATTTCCAATTCTCTTCTTTTCAGTTTTATGACCTTCCACGCCACCAATACGAACACCATTTTTATATGTTTTTTCTATTCTATAATTTATTTTTCTATGTACAAGTTCATCTATATTCGTCTGAGAATGTCCTCCACCTTTCATTTTTCCACCATTTTTATCACTAGCAGGTTTTTTTGGGTTTTTTAAATTTGTAAAATCACCTTTTGTAGAATGCTCTAATGTTTTATTTGATACTGTAATTATACCATCTTGTTTTAGTTCTGTCAGTGTTTTAAATTCTTTTTTTGTACCTTTTTCTGTAGTAACTGTTTTATAAAGTTTTTCAAGGTCTATGTCATTTTGTATGACTCCACTTTCAAATAACGCCCATCTTGCATCAGACTTAAAATATTTTTTTCTTTCTTCAACAGTTTTATTTTTCAGCCAATCGCATTTTACTGTATTTTCATCAATTCCAGCTTTTGCTTTTTCCCTTTCATTTGCCTCTCTTTCCCATTTATTGTCCATTTCCTGAACGGCTTTTCTTTGCAATTCCTGTCTTTCTTCCAATGACAACCCTAATATATCATCATCTACTACAGACTGTGACAAGCAATGGCAATTAATTCTTTCTTTTGCTGGCAAACAGGTATCCCCTGGATACATAGGATAATATGTATTCCCATCTGCACCTATCAAAGTATAAGGCTCTTGTTTTAGCACTTTTTGTCCATCTATATGGATATGGTTTTGTCTTGGCTGATTTCTGTAACCTCCTGTATGCTTCCACATTTTTTCTTTTACAGCAGGACTTTGCATAAATCCTTCTTGTTGTGCTGCCCTATGTGCTGTCAAAATTTCTGTTACTGCGACACGTCTTGCTTTATAATATTCATTACGTATACCACTTTCCATAATTTCTCGTGTGATAACTGGTATACCACTACCTTTTTCTAACCCTTTTTTTAAAATAGTTTCTATTTCCATGTGGCTGTTAAGCTGCATGATTTTTCCAAGTTCTTTACTCCAGCTATCTATCCATGAAAGCGTTTTTTTAGATACTTGTTTTAGCTGCAATTGTCTATCCGTTTGTTGAATATAGTAATTTACAAACTCTGGAACAAACTCTTTCAAATTTTCTACAAAAATAGCAGCAATTTTAAATTTTAACACATCAGTAATTTTTACATTTTCCCATATTTCTTTTAAAAACGTTTCTATATCAACAGATTTTTCAATTTCCTTCAGTATGTAATCTCTTTGTTCAATCAATACTTCTGCTGTTTCATTTTCTATTTGCTGTATATATTCCAGTGTCCTTTTTGATTTGATATAGCCTTCTCTTTTTAAAATATCTGAAAGGTTGTCATTCGCTTTGATAATATAGTTTTCTATCGCTTTGATAAGGGATTGATACATATTATCCCCCCTTATCCATTTTCAGCAAAAGATTTCTAACTTCTTTCATTACAGCTACAACAGCATCATCATGATTTAACGTTGCTTTTTCAATCTGTTTTTGTAACTGATTGTCAAAACCTGTAGTTTGTGTTTTGCTGTATGCAAGCGGAATATTGCCCCATTCTTCTTTATAATCTTCCGAAACTTCTCCATATGCTTCATATACAATTTGTTTTGCCTTGTTTGGTGTCAAACCTCCTGCATTATTTGCTACAGTAAGTAATTTATATATATCATCTGGGTTACTAATATCTGGTTCTAAAAAATATGCTTCTACATATCGAAAACGATAGCCGTTTAACAGTCTATTGTTAATTGTCCATGCAAGGCTTTTTCTCTCTGGCTGAAACACTTGCTGTTCTGTAATAACTTGTGCCGTTTGTGCTGTTGCTCTGTTAAAATCCGTGGTATATGCAACATAAATATCTGGAAGCTGAAATGCTGATTGTACTTTTCTACGATTATTATCAATATAGTTCTGAAAAAGTTCATCTTTTTGCAGTATATTCGCAATCTCTTTGATTTCAATTTCTGGTTTTTCGCTCTGGTCAAAATCTGCACGTCCGTCAGTTGTTTCTGTTTCCAATATCATAAATGCGTGCTGTCCAGCTTCCCCCTTAATATCATTCATATATTGCTGTAATTTTTCAAAACTTTCATCTGTTAATGTACCGCCTTTTATCATAATCAAAAGAGGTGTATGTCTGCCATTTTCAAAATAATTATGATTCAGATTTTCTGCTTTTCTACTACCGTCTACACCTAAAACTTGTCCTATCCAGCGTACCTCTCCATAAGGTTCTGTTCCTATGGTAAATTCCATAATCTCATTCGCTTGATAAGTAATATCGAGTGTTTCGTTATTTTCAATATAACTACCATCTCGTCTATCCATAATGCGTGTATCACCAAATTCTTTAAAATAAACAGTATTACCTCCTATTTCCTGTTTATATTTGCAGTACTTTTTTTTACGTTTCCACTCTTTTCCATGATGATAATATGTTGTTGTAATATATGGTTCAAGAGGTTTTGTTTTTCGTATAGAAGGGGTATCTCTTATCAATTCAATCTGTACCACTTCTCCTGCTATATTTCGTATCACTTCAATATAAGCGATACCATATATTTCCCTTGCTTCTATGACATCTTCAAAAACTTCTTTGGTATTCTGTTCCATATTTAAAAGCTCTATGATTTCTGTTGCTTTGTTAAATTCTGCTATCATTTCAGGTGTTTCTTGTTTATCCTCAATATATCGAACACCAATGCCAAATCCTGCAATATTATTTTTATATGCTCTGATACATTGTGGTAATATCGCACTATTTTTGACTAAATTTCGCAAACCTATCATATTATTAGCAGGCATTATCCAATCTCCAGCATGATAAATTTGCTGTTCTGTAAGCTGTAAAGGAATGTCTGACTTTTGAATTTGTTGTTTTACTACTTTAAATTGCACATTCTTTTTTGTTTTAGACATTTTTTCACACCTCTCTTTTTTTAGGCGGTTTTACTGGCAGACAAAGAAGTAATACACAATCCGCCTCGTCTGGAGAGGACCTTCCTCTTTTTTTCATATCTTTTTTACTTTCTATTCTAATTTTACTATTTTCTGTAATAAAATATTTTCTTCCACTTAACTGTGCTACCATATCATCATCATTTGGAAGGATTAACTCTATTGCTTTTTGATTTCCTTGTTCATCATAGGGCTGTAATAATTTTTTTACTACTGCCATCATATAAGTGGTACTATCATAATAATGTTTGTGTTTAATACGCTGTCCAAATTTTACGGGATAGATTTCTAACCACCAAAATCGCTCTGGCTGATTTCTTTTGATTTGCCTTAAACGGTCAACTACTCCTCCACCAACACCACCATCATCTATTTTTACGGGTATTGGCTGTGTGATATGATATTTTTGCACTAATTGTTCTCCTAGTAATATAATATCGTCTGCTGTTTTCATAGTATCTTGTCCTTGACGCTTTTTATAAAATATTACTTTCTCATCTATTTTGTAACCTATTACCGTTTTATCATCTCCAAATCTGGCAATATCAGCTCCAATATGTACAATATGTGGTTTTTGAGGTAGGCAACATTCTGTCATAATAGAACTTTCAATAAGTGAAAGAGGTATAAAAATGTCATCTTCTTGCAATGGAAAATCTCCAGCAACACGTACTCGAAATACATCACTATCCTCACCATACATATTAATAATTGTTTGAACGAAATCTTGAGATACTCTACTGCTTTTTCTGCCATCAATATGAAATGTCGCATAACTTGCTCTGTTTTTATTATGGCTATCATAAAAAAAACCAGATAATTGTGTAGGATTTCCACACATTAAAAGTTTTGCGCCAGATGTTGAAAGAGAACCAAGCACAGGTTCAAATATTTTATCATCTACACCGCTTGCTTCATCAATAATATATAACACATCATCCGCATGAAAACCTTGTAAAGCGTCTGGTTTGCTCGCTGTTCTTGCTACTGCAAACCATTCTTCTGAATATCCTTTCATATAAACCTTTTCTTTTGTCCATATCAATTCTTTTTGTAAAAGGGGATTGTTCCTTATCCATTTGCTCACTTCTGCCCAAAGAATATCAAATAGCTGATGCTGTGTCGGTGCTGTACAGGGAATTTTCGGAAACGGACGTGTATTCATAAACCATATAATTACCCATGCTTCAACAGTACTTTTCCCCACACCGTGTCCGCTTCTTACGCTTGTCATTTGGTTTACTGCAACACTGCGGAGTATCTCTGCTTGCATTGCATCGGGTTTTGCACCGATTATGTCTTTAACAAATTCTACAGGGTGATCAGCGTAATAGAGAATTGCCTCTTCGCTAATCATTGCTTTCTCCCCCCTCCATTCGTTTCCTATACGCAGAGATTATAGTATCCGCAAGAGAGGATACCTGTTCATCTTCTCCTGCCTCTTTTGCCGCTGTCCCAGTTCCTTCTTGTCGCACTTGGCTTTCTAACTTTGCACCCTCCGAAATGAAGCGTAAAATATCTTTAGGGGTTAAGTCCTCTATCTCCAATTTATTCAGGGCTTCAATAGCTTTTTTTTGCAGTAGCATGGCAGTTTGAATTTGCCGTTTCTGCATTTTCTTAATTTCTTGTTGCGCCGCTATAAACTCCTGCCGTTTGAGGTCTGTGTCATAATCTCGACTGCGTTGTTGCCAATTCCAGGTGCTACTCCAACGGCTTATTAAAGTATAACTTTTAGCTAACTCTTGACAAACCTTCCGCAAATTTCTCTTTTCGCCCATTTGCAGATACAGATAAAAGGCTTCATACGCCTGCATACTCTCTTCTGGCTGGCGTTCCCAAGATTTCTCACTTTTGCTCCATTTCGCCATTGTCCTCCTCTCCTTTAAGTGCATATTTATATACTATGTCGCCGTTGCTATCTCTGCCAATTGGTTTTAGTATACCTCCGTATCCTTTGGCTGGACTGGTTCCTTTACTAGGCGTATTCCAGTTGTCCCGAAGATACTGTGCCATAGTAGTACCATAATTCAATGCACGAGCTTTGTTACTTCCTGTGTTATAGCCAGTTGCTTCACACCATGGAAAAGAAAAGTATTTTTCAATCCCTTCTGAAATGTCCGAAAAATGTACTTCCCCTTTCTCCTTAGCAGTTATTATTGCTTGTCCTATATTCCCTTGTTGACTTACTCCCCATTCGGAGGGAACTCCACAACAATTACAAGCATCATTGCATTCCCTACAGAAAGCGTCACTGACATGAAATCTCATTCCGAGAGTATGAGTATATTCCATCATCTCTCGGATAATCGGAGTCTTGATTCCTCGGCTAAGCCTCTTGTAACCGTGCTGTTTGCTATTTTCCATATAGTATTTGTAAATATCAAATCCACAGATTTTACTCATTTCGGCATACCGTTTCTTGAGATCATCGTCTGCTCTTGCATCCATACAAAAGAATTCCGTTGTCACGCTATCAGCCCCCGCTTCATGTGCCATACTTATAAGCTGCTTGAAGTCTGTGGACACTCCAAGGATAAAGGGGCGCAGCCGAAGTGTGACGTGTACTCCCCTGTCGGAAAGCCTTTTTATCGCTGCTATTCTCTTCTCTGGTGATGGCACTCCACGCTCAATTCTCCGGGCTTTTTCCTTGTCTGCCGTAATGATAGAGATTTTAACGTGCCAATTGTGAGTATGTCGGGTAAACAATTCCATATATCGTTCATCCTCTGTCCACCATGTTGCCTTTGTACTAAAAGATAGAGGATAATCAATACGGTCGAAATATCGTAACAGTTCTAATGTCACTCCGTATCTGCGTTCCCACTCGTCAAATTCATCCGCTAACCCGCCCCACTGCATTATTCGGCGGTTTTGAATATACGGAAAGAATTGCAACTCTGTCTTTGTGACCGCTTGCCTATCGTTCTTCATTGCACTCTCAAAAAGGTGAATAACCTTTTGCGTGTTGACACACCGCGGTCCTCCGCTCTTATACCCATCAAGTGAATGACTTTTCTGAAAATAAGAAAAACAATATAAACAATTATATGCACATTTGCTATATGTATCAAATGTCATAGGCATAGAACAATCTGGGATTTCCATTGTCCACCGGGGCGAATTATAATCCTGCTTGAGCTTTTCACTTTCCATGCTATCCCTCCATACGAATAACTGTTGTATTGCTCCCCTCGCGGATCTGATCCTTATAACCCTCTTTCGCTGCCCACTGTCCTGCGAGTTCTGCGTTTGCAAATACAAGTGTTACAACGTAACTACCACCGATCATGGGTTCATCCTCATTTTCATTCCATTCTCCAAAATCAAAATCGTCTTCAAGATCGTCATTATTTGCCAAAATAACAGCAATTTCCTCCGCAGAGAACCCGCTGGTCATAGCTACTTCATAATCAAAATTTTTGAGAATATCCTCTAACTTTTCATAATCCCACTGACCACGGATTTTATTAAGGGCAATATTAAGAAGCTTTTCTTCGTTCTCGTCAAGATTAACAACAGAGCATGGAATATTTTTGTAACCCATACTTCTTAGCACTGCAAGTCGTTGGTGTCCTCCTACGACATTGCCCGTTTTTTCATTCCATACAATTGGCTCTACATTTCCAAAACGCTCTATGCTATCCTTGAGTTTTTCCCATTCTGGCATTCCTGGCTCAAGTTTGATACGCGGATTATACTGTGCTATTTTAAGTTCCGAAATGTTAATTTCTTGCACCATAAGCCAGTCCCTCCATTTTGATTGTGATATTTCTTGTTGTTCCGCTGTATCCAAGATTTATTTCCCTGTCCTTTAACCATTTTTCTGCAATCTCCTTGGTCGGAAAAGAAAGGAATATATTAAATTCCTTCAACATGGAAGATTCCTCCGGTATGTCTAGGTTCTTATTATTTTTATCCTTATCACCCACATCCTGACTTTTCTTTTCTTCGTCCCCCTCCAAATCAGAAAAATCACTATCAAAAAGATTCCTTAATTCTTCTGGAGTAAAGCCTGTAAATTTTATATCATCCGCTTTAATATCTTCAAAAAGATTTTCTAATTTTTCGTAATCCCAATCGCCATCTATCTTATTCAGGGCAATATTCAGCAATTTTTCTTGATCCTCGTTCAATTCTACCAGTACAACTTCTGCTTCTTTTATCCCGCTGGCTTTAAGCACATTTAATCGCTGATGTCCGCTAATGAGTCTTTCCGTTGCTTTATTTACTATTAAGGGTTCTGCCAATCCAAACCTTTCTAAGCTGTTTTTCAATGCTTCATATTCCGTGTCCCCCGGTTTCAATGTTTTTCGGGGGTTATATTCTGCCGGGTAAATATCATTCAATTTCATTATGGCAGTTTCCATTACCTTCTGTCCTCCTTATGTTGTTTCGCTTTTTCTTTTACCCATCTAAGAAAATCTTCTATCATAACCTCTTCTTTTGGTCGACCACAAATTTCGCGATACTTTCTATAGTCAATATCACAGAATTTATAGCTACCATCTTCAAAAGTTTGTGTGATCTTTAAATAATCCCTCATCGGATACTTTTTCAGCAAGGCATACTCCTGTGCTGCCAGTCTGCGCCTATTTTCATTATTCCTAATTACGCTGTTTATTGCGTCGTCCACAAATGCATAAGCCAAACATGGGATTTGAAACATATCGCCACCCTTTTTGCATATTTCAGCAACAAATCCAACATCGTCCCCTGTTTCATCAAAATCAAGATTTCTCTTTATTTTCCGCAAAAATAATTCTCTTGCATTCACGAATGTTATCTGCCTTGGTGTTGAGCCTTTATTGACTACATAAGCAGTTTGACTAGCTGGATAATTTGAGGCGAACCTCACCCGATGAAAGTTTCCAAGTACGCATTTACTTTTCTCAAATGCCATCCGTGCTATTGCGCATCCAAACCGCAAAATTTGTGAAAAATCTGTTTCATCCGATTTGGACAAATGATCTCCTGCTGGATCGTGAAACACATACTTAACCTGAATAATATCATCATCCATATCAATAAAATATGGCTTTTGAAGTGTTGAAATCACATAGTCTTGGATATATTGCCTTGTTCCTGCCAACCCGTTTACTTTTGGTAACGTAACAATATTGACCGTTGGAAAATTTTTCCTGTAGGCTTGCTCCTGCTCTGCCCTTACAAAAACATATGTATTCTCCTGTATGCCTTGGTCACAATGCTCAATAATATTTGTAATAGTCTTATTCTCTTTCCTATCCCAGCGTTTATATGACGGTATACAGATAGGAAAAATACCCCATTTCCGAGAAAGAAGATCCTGTATTTGTTTTTTCTCAATCATGTACTGCCTCCCATTCCCGTTTTACTACCTTTGCGAGCGGCTTTATATTCGCCTTTACTACAGCATAATCCCTTGCTGATGGCTTCGGTAACTTTATCTGCCCTCTTGCATCTGGTAGAAGTCCTGGTCTAATTGGTTTTGCATTACATATACTGCAAGGGTAAATAGGGCTTCTATCATTTACCATAACAAATTTCCGTGCGCTTTCAAGCCGTTCATGAAAATATGCCTCCTGTAATGTTTTGCAATTCAAGATATTTGTAACATAGTATTCTCCCCGAAAATCATTACAACATATCGCTATATTCCCGTCCCATCTAACATAAAAATCCCTAAATAAAATGGAACATTTTGCTTTCAATGGTTTTTTGATCATTTTCATGCCTGCTCCACAATGATTATTCAGTTTCCTACTTGCTGTGTTTCCATCCATATCAATTGGTGGAGTGATACAAATTCTTTGTTGGCAAATTTTTTTATCTGCAAAAAGAGGTACACCGTTCCCTTGCTCAAAGATTGGGAAACTTCTACATATCTGATTATTTTTGACAAACTCCCCTATCCGGCTATCGCTATATTCATCAAACACTAAATCATTTAGTCCTGCGCCAAAAAGATCGATCACCATTTCTGGACGTTTTGCTATAACTGTACCATTTGTAAACAGGTGTATCATATTTTTCGGAAGAATTTCTCGTATGATTCGTATAATCTGTGGTAACTGCTGGTGTAGCGTTGGCTCTCCATGTCCTGCAAGCAATATCCGACAATTTAATCCTGCTGCTTTTATTAGTTTGCAAGTATGTTGCACTGTTTTTAACTCAACATAATGAAATGCCCTCTCTATCCCCATAGTACCACAGAATTTACAACGCCGATTGCAGCCTTGTACCGTTTCTATCTGTACCATATTGGGTTTATATGGCCATTCGGATAGTTCCATATCTTTTCCTTTCTGACCCATTTTGGGACATTTTATATCAAAAAAATAGTCGCCTCCTAAATTTCTTGTGGAGGCGACTATTCAAAACCTTTAATTTTACAGCATACATTATAACACTTTTCATTATGCCTTGTAAATGCCCGAAATGTGCCTGATTTGGGTCATTGTTTTTCGACTCCCTCAATACCAAACAAAAGAGCAGTTAAGTCAGCTACACAAACATCAATATCCTTGTATACCGTGCGTCTGTCAATATGTTCCGCTGCTGCCACTTTACTTGCTGGGGTTGCGTTTTCTGCTAGGTAAAGTGCCTGCAATACCCTCCAGTGCCTTGCGTCGTCTTGCCTCTTTGACCTCTTGCACATAATTTCGTATATTTCCAACATTTTATTCACATGGGACATGATAATTTTTGTTCTAGTACAACTTCGCTTTATACTTTCTATGCATAAAGATTCATCACCCGACATTCCTATATCTTCCATAATATCAGAAAAACTTTCATCAAGTGCCTCGTCCAAAACTATTCCTTCGTTCGTGGTATAGATCCCATGCTTATAATGTTCATTCAATGTCCGATAGTGCCGTAGTAGTAGTTTAGTGTTGTATAAACGCTTATCATATTGCTTTCGTTTTTGCTTCCTACGCTCATCCTCTATAGTTTTAATCGCCGCTGCTGCCCCCGCTTTTGCCCCGGTCGCTGCACCGAGTGTCGCCCCGATATTTATAGCCTCTTGTAGCTTATCCTCAATCCCTTTTGTGAAAATTTCATAAGAAGCATTTACCGCCGCCTCGATTATTTCCTTTATGTCGTTTTTTTCCCTGTCTTTGCCATTTTTCATGGGATAAACCTCCCTACACAATAATTGTAATACACCATCGTGATCTACATCGGTTACATCAGTCCCATTTCTGCGGCAAATTGCGCAATCTTGTAGATTGTTGCTCCCTTGATACCTTTACATTTGCCCTCTGAAAGAGCAGAGATAAGTTTTTGTACCTCAGAAGTATCTTCGTTAGGTTCTGCTCCATCTGGGCTGTTTTGCACTACGCTTGATACTTTAACAGCTATATCAGGGGTTGCCACTTGTTCTTCCGCAATCCCTATAAACTGAATATCGTTCGCCATTGGCATAACAACCTTTCCATCAGGCAATTCCACAATCGCCACGGAATAATTTCCTGCGCCGTTTTCAAACTCTTCGTAATTGCTGCCCCATTGGTGAAATTGCCCGATCTTAAATTCCTCGAAGCATCCAGGCTTTCCACTTACTGGATATTTTCCTTTACACATCCTTGTTCCTGCCATTTTTCCCTCCAATTTTATTTGATTCCTCTTTGTATTTCGGGACAAGCAAGATATCATGCCCCAGCCGCTGCAATCCCTTTTTTACCTGCAAACGGATCTCTTCCCAGTTTTGCAGGATAGACCATTTGTCTATGTAAGTACCTGTCATATTGCACCCCCTCTTTTCTCTCATACGATTATCCTTCACTCCCCCTGATAAATATATCCTTCAGAAGGTCTTTCGCCTTTGCTTCTGGCAAGCTATCAATAATCTCCCTAATTCCCGGCGCGCTTAGATCCTTATTTATTTTATCCTTTAGTTCTTGAATCATTGCCATCTTTGGGATTCTCTTTTCTCTAACTTCCGCCTGTTCTACTGCATTATCGCGTTTCAATGCCTCTTCCAAATATTCTATCGAAATTTCCTCTGGCATATCGATGAGCGGACACCAATGGGGTCTTCTTTCCGCTTCTCCTCTGCATATATTACCGCTTATGGCTTCGCAGTAGTAGCCCTCCATTGTGCAAAATTGGCAATAATGGCAGTTTTCTGGTGTATCCACTACTAAAATAGATTTACTCATTCCTCGTCTCCATCATCCCCGCTCCAATCAAATTTTTTACCGCACTCATGGCAATATTTGTGTTTTTGCTTTATGCTTCTCCTTGCACCGCAACAAGGACAGAAATAATAAAAATTGTTTGTGATTGGTTGCTCTGATTTCTGCTTTTCCAATGCAATAATTGCCATATCGCAAGCGGCACCCGCCTCTTTTTGTACACATTCATATGTTTCCTTAAATGCCATTTGCCACGCAATCGCCCTTTCAATTTCCATTATATCCTCCAATCTTTTTTTACTTTTGATTAGGTATCATCTGTCCGAAAATTGCCATTAAAACATTCTTAACTATGCTGTTCCCTGCCTGTTTATAAAGCTGCGAATTACTGTTTACTTCCTCTGCCCTATGGAAATCCTCGTCTAAAAATCCCATAATCCGCCAACATTCCAAGGGTGTTAATTTGCGTATGCGGTATTGATTGTATTTCTCTATAACACCAAAAGTTCTGCAATGAGTAGATGATGTGTTTCCATTAGCGGTTATTGTTCCGCAGCACTCATCTTCTCGTAGCTTTTGGTTGTATAGATCGAAAACATTTTCCAATACCATATTGTCTTTCTGCACGCTCGTCAGCGTATTGCAGATACCTTGACTGTTCGGCTCCAACCTCTGTTCTGTCGGACTTCCTGCGGTTCGATCTGACGGATTATCGGGATTTCTGCCACGCATGGCAACTATCATAGGCTGCTGATTCCCGCCCTGATATGTTCGTATTGTGGGAGATAGTAATTTTTTGTCATACACATTTCCCGCATAGTTCCCGCCGTCAAAACGGTAAATATTCCCTAATCGCCTTTCCTCTATTTCCACCACTCCATTTCCTAAAAATTTTTGATTGGATATACGGTAGTCTTTTGCTGTGATACAGTTGCTTACTGTTTTTTTATTCGGATTATTTATAGTCAAATCAATAGGTTCTTTGTTACTGAAATTCGGATACAATACACCTTCTTTTAATGTTCCATTTTCGATAAGCTGCCGTATCAGCATCTGTGCTTTTTTCGTGTTTATGTAAAATTTTTCATCCACTTCATCTTCTAAGTAATCCTTCATTATCTTCTTCAGCGGCATTGGCTGAGGAAATTTATAATTCCATTCACCCAAAAGACTTACCATAAAGCATCTATTACGATTTTGAGCAACACCATAATCTTTAGCATTCAAATCTTGCCAGTAATTGGAATACCCCTTGCTTGTAAGAAAATCAATCCACTTTTGGAAGTCAAACATATTCGCCTTTGAATGGACTTGCGGAACATTCTCCATCAGCAATACTTGCGGAAGTTCCGCACATTCATTCAGAAGTCTTTCAACTTCCCATAACAAACCCGATCTTGTTCCACTGCCTTTTGTCATGCCTTTTTGCCTACCGGCCACGGAAAGATCCTGGCAAGGAAACGAGTACGTCATTATATAACAAAATTTGTCTGTATCGCAAATTCCTAAATCTGTACTGTTCACATTGCGGATATCCGTTGTTTTAAATTTTGTACCATGAATCGCGTTATAGCTTGCAACTGCAAATCGGTCAAATTCAATCACTCTGTAATGGTTGAAATCTGCACCCAAATCCCGTAATGCCATTGCCTGACTGCCTATGCCAGCTAGGCAAACAACTCAATAAGTCTGATTTTTTTTGTGATTTTGAAATTCTCGTATATGACATCAAACATAGAAAGTTGTTCCATTTACACCACCCCCATTTCGTCAGCATAAGCCCATTTATAACCGCCTATTGTTTTCCTTAATTCTCTGCAACAAGCCTATGTATCGCAATGCACCTTATATTGTATCCCCTTTCTTTTCGAAAGTTTAATTTTTTAACTTTCTACCGCACATAGGACAGTAGTTTATTTCTATCCCATATGAAAACATCGCCATTTTATACGCTTCATCATAAGGAATACCAACACTTACAAGCTTTTCAAATTCTTCATCATCCCATTCGTTGCTAAAAATAGACAATGTTCCATCTAGTTCAATAACAACTTCTCTAACATCTTTAGATTTTCTGTCATAGAACAAACTTTTAGATGATTTACAATACTCACACGTTTCTTTCTTTTTTAAATCTTCCATCCCCTAATCTAATACCTCCCCTATCCCTATTCCTGTTTCTTTTTCAACTATCCGGATTGCCTCGGTTATCGCCTCATCCCATCCTTTGGAGTAATCGTCCTGTGCGCCACACCCCCCGACACTATGCAGCTGAAAGAGTATATGCCTTATCCGTTCGTTCGTTCCCTCATACCCTTTAGTTACTTCATACACTCTTTGCAGTAATCCCCTGCACGTCAACTTTGTTTCGGGTTCGTAATAAATGCAATCTCCACAATGGTCACTTTCCAAACAATGCTTTAATTCCTCTGACAATTTCTTTTTTGCCATATTCTCACCTTTTTTCATGTATCAATATGCCGGGTGTGGATTTGCACCACACATAGGACTTTCATCAGTTAGTCGGCACTCTCGAAAGAGGACAGATGGATTTGCATTTTCTGATGAATTTATAGGTATGATTGCTTACGACTGTTTACCCGACTTGTTAATAGCAATCCTTTTGT